TCCCTATCGAGAATGATGTCCATCAAGGGATGGTGTCTGTCCCCGAAATTCATTGTTTTAACGTGCTGAATTATGGAAAGCACGGAATGACTGGATAAGCAGTATCTTTCGGCGTAGACTGCGCTGGTCGGAGGGATGACAATGCTCTCAGGCTTCATCTGCCATTTAGTTCTCGACTTCTCGATGATTGGGCCTTCTCCTAAGAGGATTAGGGTGCGCTCGGCCAAAGCGTCGACTATGCTGTCTCTTGGTTCGCTGAGAAGGCCCTTGCACACACCTCTCATAACTGCTGCGGCGTTGGCCCCGCCAGGAGGGTTGTCGAAGTTGAGGAATTTCGACACTACGGATCCGACCAAAGGGACCATGGCTCGCTCGCCGACGGCCAAAAACTTACTGCAGAAGGTTAGGTCAGCGGGATATACGGGATAGAAAGCTTCTGAAACGAACCCGAGTTTCAACAGATACGGTTTCCAGTCAATAGGGGGGCCAGGGATGGATGCGATGTTGTCATCGCCCTGGACGAACATCACCACTTCTCTAGTTGCTGTTAGAAACGACACTCTGCGCTCCTTGCAGTAAGCGAACAAATGCATTAGCAGGTTAATTAAGGAGTTGTCAGATGAAGTGGTTAAAGACCCAGTGATCTTGCAAGTTGGTCGCTCGTAGCTGAACGTTCCCAACGTTCCTTGCAGCGGTCGCCTGACCATAAACTTCGACATTCGGGAGTTCCTGTACACACCCATCCTTATTCTTCGAGACAATCTGGCCATCAATTCAGAGTAAGATGAGTCGTACTTTTCCACGTCATCAGAGCCCAGAATTCCGCCGTGTTCGATTAGCTTCGTAGCTATCTCAGACCCGGCCATCCCGCTTGTATAGTACCTCTTAAGCTTGGCTTTAATGCGGTTGTTGAAGGCGACGTCGTATCCAGCGGTGAGTGCCACCACTAGAGGCTGTTCTCCTTGGATTATTCTTGCCTTTACGTCGCTCTCCTGGGTCCCATTGGCCTTGGTTAGGAGCTCTGATTTGGCGAAGGCCTTTATTTTTAGAAGATATTTCAGCTCCTTGTCAGTAAGTTTGGTTTCTAACGTAATTCCCTCTCTAGAAAGTTCTTCATATGCCTCCTTCAATTTGGCTAAGGTCGACGGTGCAGAGCCCAAAGTGGCGATTACTTGCTCTGGCGAAGCTGGTTCCAATGCTCCTCTCCCAATCAGATATTTAGCATTTTTCAAGCTAAATTCTTCGAACTCGCGGAATAGTTCAGGGTCGACTTGAGGAGTCTTTTGCAAGAGTCGCCCCACCAGACTAACTTCCTTTCCCTCATTGCTCGTGTCCGGTTTGATTGGATTGTAGGCGCCGCAGTCGAATCCCAAGGCCAAGAAGCCTGAGGGGGTTTTGCTTTCCGCTAAAGGATCCAAATTATGATAAGTCCCGATCGCCACTTTCCCAAGTTTGCCCAGTTGGTAAGCCGGGCTGTAGTATTGCTTTAGACTGCTGAATTTGGTGTTGTAGTTTCTTATCTGCGAAAACCCAGGCAAAGAGCAAGCGAGGGGGAGCAAGAGGTTCTCACCATCCACGCCTAATCTGGTCTCGCCATATCTCTGGTAGTGCAGCACGAATCTATTTTTCCA